TATGGCATAGAAAAAATGAAACAAGGATAGTTGATTTAGAGAAAAGAATTGAAACATATTTGGTAGAAGATAGAACTACTCTTATGGAAACAGTTGCTTCTAATAATCATGTTATAGAAAACAATACAGCTCTAATGAAAAAGCTATTAAACTTAGTTGAAAGATTAGAAAAGAATAATTAAGATTAAGTTGAAACTATGAATAAAAATTAAGATATTTGTTAAAATTAACAAATATCTTTTTATGTTAAACTCAAACGATGTTCAATTTAAATTGCAGAATGCATTTTTAGATTTAGAATTTGAAGAAGGAAGACATTTATACAAAGTAAAAAATAAGTTGCTTACTTCTACAACAGGAATGATTAAACAACATACTCCTGATTTTAATGAAAAAGAAGCTGCAGGAAATACAGCAAGAAAGCTACAAGTTAAAACAAGTGAGATACTCTTAGAGTGGAAAAACAAAAGAGAAAAAGCAGCACATCAAGGAACTAAAGTACACTTGTTTGCAGAGAACTATATTGTTGATAATGAGTTAGTTCCAACTTGTAAACAAGAAGAAGCAGTTAAGAAATTTATACATGAAAATATACTATCAGGTAAATATACAGTATTAACTACTGAACTTAAAATGTATTCTGAAAAGTATGGATATGCTGGTACATCAGATTTATTGTTATGGGATAATGAACTTGAAGAAATAGTTATAGCTGATTACAAAACTAATTATGATTTAGATAAACAGTATGGTTATCTTTTAGAACCATTTAGTTATACTCCAAATACTCCTTATTGTAAGTATCAAATTCAATTGAGTTATTATCAGATACTCTTAGAAGAAATAGAATTGTATGCTAAACAAAGATTGATAATTTGGTTAAAGACAGATGGAACTTATGAACTGAGAAATTGTAATGATTTTACTACTATATTAAAAGATTACTTACAACAATGTTAATTAAAGAAGTCATACAAAGAATACAAGCTTTATATTCTAAAGGTGTTAAATCTGATGATAGCAGATTAAGTTCAAGACATATTTACAGCAAACTTAAATCTATTAGAGGAAGATTACTTTATGAGAAAGTAAATAAAAGACAATTCATTGCAAGTATTAACTATCAAGTATTGCCTTGTGTAGAACTTGTAAAAGCACCTATATCAGAATGTCCTTGTATTCCTCCTCTTGGATGTTGTATATTTAAAACTAAATATCCACTTCCTAAACCAATATCAGGTATAAGTGGACACATCATTAAAAGTGTTACATCTTTAGATGGTAATATAGTTTACTCAGAACTAACTTGGCAGGATAAAAAATATAAACAGTTTGATAAATATACTTCTCATAAACCTGATTATTTTATTTCAGGTGAGTATCTTTATGTGACTGCAAAGAATGATGCAGAAGTAATCAGAATAGAAATATTATTAGAAGACCCAGTAGAAGGATATACTTATCCAATGTATTGTCCTGATGTAAATAATTCTTGTGAGTCTGTATTTGATAAAGAGTTTCACTTAGATAATTCAATGTTAGATGCAGCTGTTGAGTTAAGTGTACAAGAACTTATAGCTGTATTTAATCAGGCACAAGAAGATTCATCTAATAATACAAAAGATAATCCAGAACAAACAACTAAGTAAAATGAGTAAAGGAAAAGTATTAGAATCAATACAGACAGCATACAAGAATTACTTTAAGAAATCAGAATTTAAAAGAAAGCTTACTAAGACTGAATACCTTAAACTCTTAAATGGGTTCAATGATTTTATAATGGAATCTGTATTAAAAGGTGAAACAGTTTATTTACCAGGCAAACTTGGAGCAGTACAAGTAGTAGGTAAAAAAAGAAATATAAAAGTTACTGATTGGGGAATATCAGGGTTATCAATTAACTGGACAGAAACTAAAAAGTTATGGGAATCTTGTGAAAAATCTAAACTGCAGCAAAAGAAAATATATAATTTTAATGAGCATAGTGATGGTATAGGATATAGATTTATGTGGTCAAGGACAGCAGTAACATTAGGTAATAAATACTTTTATACTTATTGTCCTAACAGAGAGAGTAAAAGAGAATTAGCTAAAAGAATAAGAGAGGGAACTGAATATCTAATACTTGAAGGAAGAGATGCTCTACATACTAAATCATTAAGAGCTTTAAAAGAACGTAAACTATGAGTAATGAAGTTACACCCTATGTATCTGTAAACAGAATACTTGGTAAACTTAGAAGAGATTTTGGTTCATTAGAAAATATAAATGAATCAGATGTTATTGAATGGACTGCTGAAGCTTTAGAAGCTATTGGTGCCATTACTCTTTATGAAGAAGCAGTTGCATTTATAGAGGTAAGAAATCATCAGGCTTCTCTTCCTAATGGACTACATGCTATTATACAAGTAGCAAGAAATATATGTTGGGATGATATAAGAGAATGTGGTCTTTGTCCATCTGATGTACTTAACCTATCTGAAGAAGTTTCATCTTTAGCACCACTTCCTGCAGCTATACCTGTACCTATTGATTGTGATGGTAAACCACTACAAGAATATGACTTAGCATATTATAGACCATATTTTGATTTAAGAGATGAGGTAGGATATTATGCTTCATCTTATTTGTATAATAATTGTTTTTCAGTTATAAGACTTTCTAACCATACATTTTTTAATTCACTTGTATGTTCTAATCCTGACCAGGATAAATTATATAATGCAGGTTCAGGAGTATTTGATGAATACACTATTATAAATGGAGATACTATTAGATTTTCTTTTGAGAAAGGTCAAATAGTATTATCTCATGTAAGACAAGTTGTTGATGAACAAGGTTATCCAATGATACCTGACCACTATGCTTATACTACTGCTATTACTAAATATGTAGTAATGAAGTTAATGGAAAGAGAGTTTTATGCTAACAGAGAAGGCTCAGTTGGAAAACTACAAAAAGCAGAACAGGATTGGCATTGGTATTGTAAACAAGCGAGAAACAGAGCTATGATGCCTAAAGGTGTTGACCAATGGCAGAACATTCTTGAACAAAGACAATATATGTTACCTCGTATGAATAGGTACTATGGATTCTTTGGTAAAATGTCCAGACCAGAATCTCGTAAATTTAATGACCCTGACTTTAGAAACTACTTTAGAGGATATTATAATTCTTATATCTAATGAATAACAACGTAAATAGACCACATAAGGGTATGATGCAGGATGTTAATCCTGTTGACCAACCTAAAGAATCATACAGATATGCACTCAATGCTGTCAATGAAACAAGTGAAGGTAACAGAACTATGTTATCTAATGAAAAAGGAAATGAAGAGTGCTATGATTTATCTCCTGGATATTATAGAATTGGTAAGGTCTATACTAAAGATAATGAGATAGTTATATTTAGTACTGATGGTACTAATAGTGAAATAGGTATAGTTAGGAATTGTGAATATACTGCTTATGTAAATTCTGAATGTTTAAACTTTAGTTTAGAATATCAAATAGATGCAACATATAGATTAAGAAGAGGTTGTGAAACAGTAGTGTACTTTACTGATAACTTAAACTCAGTAAGACAAATTAACTTTGCTAAGTTAGAAGATTATTATAGTGATGCTTATATTGCATACTTAGAATCTCCTATACCTCTTCCACCATTTACAGGTGAGAAGTGGAATTGTGTTAAGTTTAATTTGATTCAGGATTTTAAAGTACCATGTTTTTCTGAAGCAATAATACTTAATGGTGGTCAATTAGAAGCAGGTTCATATAACTTCTCTATTCAATTACTTAATGAAGATGGTAATCCTACTAACTGGATTGTAACTTCAAGACCTATTAATATTTATCATGATGATGTTAATTCAGGATATGAAAATATTAATGGTTCATCTCAATTGGAATATGATGGGGCAGGTGGAGTACCAATTAATACTACAAAATCTATTCAACTTAATCTTTCTAATTTAGATACTAACTTTACTTATTACAGAATAGCAGCAATAAGAGCAAGTCAATTTACAGGATTAGTAAATAAAACTGTTGTATCTCCTGATATACCCATTACTCAAACTACATTTATATTTGATGGTGGATTAAATGGTTATGTAGAAATATCACCTGAAGAAATTAAAGTAGGTAAGATTGATATAGAAGTTGCAAGACACATTGAGCAATTAGAAAACAGATTATTACTTGCTAATACAAAAGGTAAACAAGTAAACTTTTGTGGGTTCCAACAATATGCATCTAAAATACATTCAAGATATATAGTTAAAGAAGTAGGTGATACTGATATAAATGAAGTAGGTAATCCTAAAAATCCTTTAAGTCCTTTTGAAATAATGGGATTTATGGGTGGTGAAGTATATGCTATGGGTATAGTCTATGTATTTGCTGATGGATTTGAATCTCCTGCTTATCATATTCCTGGTCCACCTATAGACCAAAGATGGAATTGGAATACAGAAGATTGTGAATCTACAATACCTTATACTACAGGAGATAGTACAGAAGTAGAAACATGGACTCATGATATAGAGCATCTTGTACCAATAGCATTAGAAGATGATTACAATGATGACTTAATTCCTAAAATAGAAAGATGGAGAGTATATGAAACTGCATATAAATATAATCCTTCTGACTTAGAAGGTCAAATGGCATATTGGCAATGTAGTCAATCTAATTATGAAAATATAGAATCTTGTGCATCAGGTGATTATTGGGGAACAGATATATGTGGTAACCCATTAGCTAATACTCCTATCAGACATCATAGATTTCCTTCTCGTACTTTAGAGCCACATGTAGATAATGATAATTCAGTACAACTTTATTATAGATTAGAAGTTACTGTAACTTTAAAAGATGGACAAGTATGGCCACCAGCTTATGCTGGATTACCTATTGACCTTACAGTAAACTATGAATATGATGTACCACCACCTACTCCACAAACACCTTATGTAATTAACATTGAAGAATCAGA